TCCTACGTGCGTAGTACATAACAACCGACATATACATCTCAGAAATGGGAGTAAAGGTGTTGTCATCATACATTGGCCGGCCAGCAAAAGCATACGCAAATGCGTAGCCCTGATCCCTTGCAATTTTGGCAACTACCCTAAAACGCTTCTTGATAATTGATTCAATCTTCCGCTGTAATTTGACCTCAGCCGGTACTGACGGACGAACCAAGTTCCTCCACGTCATCTCCCGCTCCGCTTTGTAGGATCTGATGTTCTCGTAGTAACTTGCTATAATACGATTCCCTTGCAAGGTCTCTGAATTTTTTTTCCGTCAGGCAGGTACGTTCCCGTGGAAGTTTAGGGTATTTGGTCATCACTATCGTCCACAATTCGGGGATTCTGTCCAAGTTGTATGGTTTGCATTTCAGTAATAGGAACCATTCCTGATGGCATAAATATCATGTTCATCTCCGGCTCAGGTCTTGCACCGTAACGAAGAACTGCCCTGCGCTCATTGTATGTAAGCCAATGAGCATCCCGAACAGAATCATTCAGGTCTTTCAAGTCCTTCTGAATCTCCGGAAGTTCGGTATAATCAAAGTCAATGTACAACTTGCGGTTGCCTTGAGCCTTGAACCTGGGTGTCAACTGCCTGTTAAGCAAATCCCTAAGTGACTTCCATTCCGGAAGCAGCTTGTTTACAATGAGTTGCTTGATAGCAGATTCGTAGTTGTTATAGGTCGTATGCTCTGCATCAAACAGTACGGTAGGAACGCCATATATGTTACACAGACGTTGAAGGTTCAACCGCTGCGCATCCAGCAACTGTAAGTCAATAGATGTCATTCCAAAGTTGTGATACCCCCAATCACCGGCAATGGCGGTCACAGCACCCTTTTGGGAATTGCTGTTGATACGCTCATTGATATCGCCCATGATGGAAGATATCTGTTCCCGGCTCATAGTCCTTGGTAAAGCCTTTCCGAACAATGCACCCTTAGCCCCATTGTTACGGTACATTCCACCGGAAGCCTTTTGCGCATAACTGCTGTTGTCAAGTATGTTCTGAGCAGCAGTCAATGGAGACAAACCCCGGAGGTGCATATACTCAAACTCATCTACTACAGGATTAAAGTACTTCCATTGAATCATGTCCTGCTTGGCAATAGGCATCAATGGAATACCAGCGTGTTTGATGTAGTATCCGTCAATCCCGAACATATCATTGTTCTTGGATATGACACCTACCATGGGAGGAGGAATCACCTGCAACTGCAATACCCTGCCATTTTCTACACCACCTGTGTTTAGGTATAAGTCACCTTCACCAAAGATCAGTTTGTAGCCAAAGTAGTTTTCTAAAAGTTCTGCAAGGGATTGATCGTCATTTGGATTCTCCATTAGGTTGCTGAGGTCATTTTCGACCACAACCTCCATAGACAGGTTCTTCAGCATCAGCGACCGCTCCATATTGCTGCCGGACAGGAATCCGGATGGATTCATCGCCTTGTACTGCTGAAACTTCTGTAAATCCTTGATTTCGTAAACATAGACTGGGAATGAAGCAAACTTCTGAGCCAACATCGACACAATAGAGTAGATACCCTCATGTGTGTTGTAACTCTTAGCATACTTGAATTGCAGCAAGTCCTGCATATACATCCGGGGCTTGTACTCATACAACTCAGGCATGAAACTACGCCCTACCGGTATTTCAGGAAATGCACTCTTTTCCCTATTGAACAGTTTATCAAAGATTCCCATCAGATTACAAACCAGTCAAGCTGGTCACTTTTAGAATGAGTAAATACTGCATACCGGCAGGCATCTATCAAGTGGTCTTTGTACTTGACCGGAACGTCCAACGGTACACCATTTTTGTCAAGCTTCCAGCAATATCCTCTTAATTCCGACATAAAATTAACTGAAAAGTCTGTAACATATAGAGGCATGGACTTCATCTTGCGGATTCCTTCCAACACATCCTTGTCTGCCTTGTTCGCATTCCATCCACCACGCATCAGTTCCTCTATGCTTTCCGCAGCAGCAGCATCGCAGTACAGCATATCATCTTTGAAGATGCCTTCCGTCTCCATTCTGACCATCAAATCCGCAGTAGTAAGGTTCTTTTCGTATATCACCTCATGGGCAAATATCTTTCCGTCCTTGAATCCCACCTTGACCACAGCGGATGGTGCATTGAAACCAAAGTCAACGCCATAGACAATATCTTCGCAGTCCTCCGGGAACCGCCCTACCGGCTTCCAATGGGTGAAAATTTTATGTAGGGAAACACCCCTAAGTCCAAGACCAAACACCCGCCAATAGTTGTCATCTGCCTGTTGCATGGATTCAATCCGCTTAATCAGCGTTTCCTCCAAGAACGGGTTGTCTTTGTATGTCGTTATGTAGAAATCTGCCTCCGGCTTTTCTGCCCAGTCATAAAACCACCCTTCCTCATCTGACGGGTTAAAGTCCAAGACTGTTTTTTCGGTAGTACGCAGAATCAACTGCATAGCAGATTCCTTCTCAATCTCATTCGCCTCGTTCATGTACAGGTAGTTCCGCTTCCGTCCCCGAATCTTCTGTGGTTGGTCGGTAGAAATGAACTCTACAAGATTTGACCCAAATTCATATGTCAGTTGGGTCTGATTGAACCGGTTGTCATCCCAGGCCCCAAGTTTGAGCATGACATCCTTAAAGTCCCGCAAAATCGTACCCCGGATGGTCGGGAGAGATGCACGGCAGATAGAAAGTATCTTGTCCTCTTCCGACATCAGTTTGATGCAGAACCAAATAAGGGTATTGACGGTTTTACCAGAACGTGCGCCTCCCTGCAGGATTGTTATTTCCTTATTACTATTGTCCAAGTAGTGATAAACGACCGTAGTGCCGATATCTACGCTTTTCTCAACACCTACCGTGACAAGTTCTTCCGCAGCCTTAATGCCACGGGTCAACCGGCTTGTCTCCCGGCTTATATGCGGGTCAGCATTTTCAGGAATTAACCTCGGCATTGGTTTCTGTTATTTCGACGGTCTGTGGCGCATTAGGCAAGTTGACCATGACATTGATCTTGGTTTTGCTTGGGCCGGTATTATTAGCCTTGGCATCTTCCTGATACCCACGATGCTTTAGTTTTGTCTTGCAGTAGAACATGATGGCGGCAGTATCACCCTCCATAATCTTCCTCATCAGCATTCCTTCCACCTTATCACCAATCTCCTCAATAAGCACCATGACCTGAAAGCGGAAGTCCCTATCTTCATTTAGCCAAGCAAGGTACTGCCCTCTATCAAGCTTCATGGCATTGCAGGCTTCTGACACATCACCCCTGTATATCCGCAAAGTTTCCAAAAACTGAAACTGTATCCGCTCAACTGCTCCTTCCTCAACTTTTTTGCTTTTCACAATATTTTTGCTTTGTTTTAATGAAGAATACACATACCTTCGATAAAACTTTCAAATCATGACAGACACATTGCTAATTCTATCCATCATTATTGGCCTGATTGCCATTCTCCGGCCAAGGCGGCAGCCTGACTTGTTATCGGATGACAGAGATGTCTTTGCTACCAATCTCATTATTATGCTTTCGTTCCTTGACAGCCAAGACGAAATTAAGGCATTGGATGCTGTTTACCGAACAACTAAGGCTGATTTAATCCGGTATGGTAAAACTTTAGACCAAGGATTCTTGACACAATGCTTAATAATCACCGAAAACTACTATCAATCATGTCGAACAAAGTTACAACTAAATGGAGCGACCGATATTGCATCCTTGAACTGAAGCCGGATAAAGCATTGGTAACTGACCCAATGTTTATTCACGAACTGACCGAATTTGTCCGGAAAAAGTATTCTGAGCAACCGCTATCCTACTTTAACTCAAACCACGCCTTGTGGATAGTCAATATTGACAAAAACGAAGTAAGACCCCTATCACTTAAAATTGAAATCTAACAATCATGCGCAGAGACACATTAGATCAGAACCTGGAATACCAAAATCACCTGAAGACAGTACGCCTCAACTGGGATTATTGCATGGGAGACAAAACCAAGCATAATTGGGGCGAACATTACCAAGCCTTAGTTAGTAGTGTAAACGAAGTCAACACCTATGTCGGCAGAAGATTTCAATACGCCTCAGAGGTTGACCAAAAGATGATTTTTAGGCGTAATATGCTATTCCATGCCAATTTCACCCTTGACTTCGCATTCCTAAAGACCGAGATGTTTGATGAAATCTTGGAGAACATTGAAGAATGGGTGCTTAACGAAAAAGCATATTTTAGTAGCGAGGTGACCGTCCACGACAACGATGGCATCTATACCATTGAGGGACTGCTTGACACGGATTCCGAATGGGAAGATGACCGGTACGTGATTACCAAGGTATTCGACTACAACCTTGCCTGCGCCCTTG